TGTTGTTGTCATTATCTTGCTCCTGCAAAACTCTTACGGCCTTGTTCCGTAAGTGCGTATATGAAACTTGGATCGCTGGCCAGGAGTTGTTGAAAACTTCTGGCATCTACTGCATTGATGTTGTAAACAACACTGCCGCCTAATTGATTGTTTGGCGTCACTGTTCTACCAGCAGCTCCACTTAGTAATTCTGGACCACGTTCACCAACTAACACTGGTCCATTAGTTGGAATCATACCGCCATTGGCAAATCCCAATAGGCTTTTAGCTCCATTGAATATAGTGCTTAAAATATTTCCACCACTAGTTGCTCCATTTAATGGACTTAACATACTGGCCAATAGTTGCCTAATATTACTACGTAGTAATTGAGTTGCAAGATCAGCTAGAAGACTCTTAAAGCTAAGTTTGCCACCTTGTGCAAGTGTAACAAATGCATCTTCAATTCCTTTGGTCATTGTGCCAAATAATTGCTGTGTCTGACTGGCAGCATTGTCTGCTTCTCTTATATAAGTTTTAAATGCCTGTTCCCAACCATAGGCAAAAGTTCTTGATTGATCTGAAATTAATTGATTAACCGCAGCGGCTCTTTGTCCATTTTCTATAATTTGTCCAAATGGATCGCCAGTTAATATTTTTTGTGCATCTGGTGATAAATTGGCTTGGCTAAAGGCTTGTTTTAATGAACTACCAACATCACTTACACCATTTTTAAGATTTTCTGCATTATCTAAAATACTACTAATAGCATCTATTGCTTTGGCTTTATCAGTTTCAGCTAGTCTGCTGGTTCTGGATAATAATTCTGCACGTAAATTACCAATGGCTTTAAGTTTTTCTTCAGCAGCAATTTCATCATTAATGCCCATGATGCGACTATTATCAAATTTCATCTGTGCATCAAAAATAGCCTTTCTTTGATTTCCATCTATACTAGCAATAGATTGCAATTGTTTTAATAAGTCACGCTCCTTAGCTATATTATTCAATCTTTCATCACTGGCTGTTTTTTCTTTAATAGCACGATCATCAATGCCTTTAAGTGTTTCAGCTAAAAATCCTCGTTGTATACCTTGACTGGTTTTGTCTAGTGAATCAAATGCTGCCTGTGCATCTGCTTTGGCTTTGTCAGCGTCCTGTTGTATTTTAGCCTTGGCAGCTTCAGCATTCTTTTGATCTTCTGTAAGACTTAATCCTCTTAAGTCAATATCATACTTGTCTTGAGCAATTCTAAATCCACGTAAGAGTTCATCACTGCTTTTGCTAATTGCTGTTTTTTGTTTGTTTAAGACATCAATTAAACCTGTTTGTGGATTATTAGTAGAACCTTTAGGTTTATTTGTTTCCTCGTTTAATTTTTTAGTAGCATCTGTAGCATCTGAAGTTAATCCAACATAGGCAGCAACACCTGATGCAGCACTGGCTAATGCAATGCCTAAACGAATTAATGGATTTTTAGCAACTACGGTATTCAATACACCAAATGCTGTTGCAAGTTTAAGAACAGCGCTGGCAGTGCTGGCTGCGGTAATTGCAACTAATGCAGAACCAATAAGTCTAAAACTTGTGACTAGTGTATCAGTCTGAATGTTTAGATTACTAATAATTTTAAACAGGGGCTCAAATGCTTGTGCAAATGCCATTTTAATTTGATTAGTAATGCCTAAGATTCTATCAAATGCTGCGCCAGCTGTTTCTAATGCAGGTGCATACTTTTCTGCTTCTTCACGTGCTGCCTTTTCTTGACTAATAAGTTTTTGTAGATCAACACCAATCAAACTCTTACCAAAGAATTCAGTAGCCAATGCATTACGTTGCATGGCATCTGGGATTAGACTTAGACTAGTTAGCAGTTTTTCTCTGATCTCACTTTGTCCTAGACGACCTAAGTCCGTCATTGTGACGCCTAGCTTGGCAAAGCTGCCAACAGCTTTCATGTTGCCATTGTTAGCATCATCTACAGCATTGCTTAAACGTTGCAAGGCCTGACCAGCATTGTCAGCCTTTCCTCCACTTGACTGTAGTGCTGATTGAAATGCCAATACTTCAGCAGTAGCTAAACCATTAGCAGCAGCTATGTCTGTGACATCATCAGCAAAACGTGCAACACTAGCACCTAAGGCCAGCAGTGCGCCACCCAATGCTGTGGCTGCAACATTCATCTTGCCAAAGCTGTCACTAAACTTTGATTGGACTTGTTCTATTTTTGTGCCAAGACGATCCAATGCTTGTATTGCTGGATTGGTGTTAGCGGTTACTTGAACATCAATTGACATATTATTTTCCTGTTATCTGACGAACACGATTACGAATAAACTGTTCTGTTGGCTTGCTCATACCTCTTGGAGCTTGTTTACTGCCACGCATTCCACTAGCAGTCATACGACGACCTTTGTCAAGAACTTCTGCATAGTCATACTTTGCCTGAATCGTTCTTCCTTGCAAGCTAGTATTACTACGGGCATTACCAGTATCAATAGGAGTTATTTTCTTAAAATATTGATAGGCTTCTGTAGGCACATTAGACAACTGTGTGCTAATTGTTTTTAATTTGTCTAATGTAGTTTTAGCATTAAACTTAATGTCAAATTGTATACTCACTCTTCGCTCCTTGCTCTAGCAATCATACTCAACATTTCTTCTTGAGTTGGCTGCTTTGATTTTACTTCACCATTTGCCACAGCATTACGATGATTTTCCCACTTAGTGCTGACATCTAACACATATAGATCAAATGTTGTTGCGTTAGCCAATGCTTCACTGGGCAAGCACTTATATCTATGGGCGAGGTTATCCAATGTCAGGATCATCATAATATCCTGACTGTCCCAATCAGGATCCCCGCCAATTACTTTCCCAGTAAATCAACAATCTTTGAAATGGCCTTTAATAATATATTACTTGGTAACATTATGTCACCTTGAATAACTTCTTTACCTTCTTCATCTAATATTAATGTTCTAACAATATCAAACATGACTTTAGGATCAGTGTTGGTTGCAGTGGCTAACTTCATGAATGTATCTAGAGGTTGGCGATCCCAAGTCCAGAACTCAATAGTCTCACCAAACTCCTTGACAACATCTTGGTCATCAAGCGTAATTTTTGTTAGTTGGGGCTTTGCAGCCAGTTGTGATAGTTTCATCTCTTAATCTTCCTTTCTGTTAATCAGTGTATTTGTCACAGCAAGTAGGAAACCTATCCTACTTGATATCTTATCTATGTCGCCACGGGCACAGGTCAATTCATTCCTGGACTTGGCTAACTCCGCCACTAGGCTTTTTAATAACTCTTTATCTGTCTTTGAATCTAATATATCCATTGATCTTTCCTTCATCTATATTTATAGCCTAAACAAAAATAGGGCCATAAAAGACCCTATTTTCATTACCTAAGATTAATTAGGTTGTTACTGTGGCTGCAACTAGGTATTCGCCAGTCACTGTGATAGTAATTGGTGTAACCCATACTGGAGCATCAGCAGATACAGTTGGTGCTAGACCAGTGATGTATCCTTGACCTTTAATCCAACGGTCATTGGTTGTAGTTGTGCTACCATCTGGAACTGAATCTAAGAAGCGCAGAGCAAATGCGATTTTAGTCTTGTTACGACTGCAACCTAATAGGCCCTGAACTGCAATAGCAGTAGTAGAAGCAGCATCCAATGTTGTTCCAAAGAATGTTGTTGGATCAACAACACAGTTCATACTGATACTGTTTGTTGAAGTTGTTGCTACCTGTTGTTTAGCTGAAGAGTCAAGTTGACTCCATGTAAACACATCGTTAGCAGAGTTGATTGTTACGTCTTGTAACGCGGGAACAACCAATGGTGTTCCCATGGCAATAGCAGTTGCAGGGTCGCCTGTGATAACAGCAGCTGGGGCAGTTGACCCAATGATGTTAATCTGTAGAACGACCTGTGCATTAGCGTTGCCAGGACTTGGTGATGAATATGCCATGTTGGCTCCTTATATAATTGTTGTGAATCGAAACTCTAACTCTGTGACAAGTAAGTCTTCTTCAAAAGTAGTTGATATCACACAGTCACGACGTGTTACGCCTGTGATAGCGGCAGTATCTTTACCAGCTCTTAGACTTGTGACTACCGTGTCATAGTTAGGGGGTAATTGTTTAGCATCTGATGCAAAGTAGACACGAACTGATGCAATTTCAGAATCAACTTGTGTGCCATCCAGTGTAACAATAAGAGGTTCATTAGAAAACTGTGTGCGATCCACATAGATTCTTTTTACGTTCTTAATATACAGGGGGACACCTGAACTAGAGTATGGCAATTCTTGACTTAAGATGAATGCACCTAAGTTTTGAGTTCCAATGTAATCAACTAATTCTTGTCTCATCTTATTCTCTTTAAGTTAATCAATCCTGGTGTGCGTTCTGAACTAGTGACTGTGCCTGAGTTATCAAAATCATACCAATCTCCAGCTTCAACTAGCTCACTGAATAATGCATCAGCTCTGTTGGTGTAGTAGCCCATCTTTTGACGCTCTGCTGTATCTTGATTAGAGAAGTCAGCAATTCCTGGCAAAATATAGTCTGCTAGTGCAACATAGACACATAGTTCAGTAAAGTCAGTTTGACGAAGTTTGATATAGTTAGGATTCAGCGCAGGTATGTCAGCTACTGTATTGATTGCAACACTAGTATTGCGATCTCTAAAATAACTTCTCCACCATGAACTGGTTCTCAGCTTGGTCAAAATACGTTCAGTAGCACGAATCAAGAGTGGTTCAACTACATCATCAGAAAGGCCTTCATTTACTTCAAACAGACGTTGATCCTGTTGTAGGACGTCAGAGTATTCAGCAAAGCTGACTACTATTGAGTTTTCAGTTACGAAAGCCATTCTTGTCTCCTATCAATTATTGATAGAGCTATCAAACTTCAAGTAACGGCCTAGGCTGTCTTGTAGTTCGCCAACACCGTAGTGACAAGCAGCTACAACTTCTGTAGACAAGTAGTCAATACGACGAGCTGTTTCAATAGTAACATCACCAATCATAGCGAGACCTAATGCGTCTCTGTGGAACACGGCACCTGGGAAATCACCAACGTTAGTCACGTAGTCAATGTTGCTAGTTTCATAAATTGGAATACCAGCTAACTGCATTACATAACCTTGACGCATGGCTTCATTACCAACTTCACTGTAAGCACCCATAGAGAATGCAGCAGTAGAGCCACCTAATGTCAATGCAGCCTTTAAGTCATAAGCGACTTCTGGGTGCAATACGCAGACCATACCTTCAATGCCAACGCCAGCACCGCGCAATTTTGCAACTGAGTTGAAAATGCTTGCGGCTGTAACAGCACCAG